TGCAAGTTAATAAAAATTCCACCTTTTATTAATAGGGTCGCAACTACGTAGCAGATATATTACCTATAGTTTCCTAAGAAATAATATATCCCAAATACGCAGTTTTACGACAAACACCCAAAAAAGGGTGCCAGTTTAAACGCTTGAACGAGGGCGTTGGAACTGTAACTCGAAACAAACCTCAAAGAGACGAGTTTAACTGTTGACGGTGTCACCGTTTGTGATTTCTAACTATCACGAAGAATGGGCTTATGTTCCGGTACTAACCGACTGCCAGTCTTAAATTTAAATTGCCAAAGTAACGACCATAGGACGTATACTAATGAAGGTAGAAAAGTCTCCATCATCAGCACAGGCTCTATACCAACGAAATCTATTATCGACATTTCCTGGCGGTGAAGCCTGAACATCATCCCGAGGCAGAGCTATCACAACCAAATTGTCGTTAAGCTGAGGATTAGAGCTGTAATACCTAAACCTATAAGCATCTGATGCTGAAGCACCGTGGTTAACGCGAGCTTGTCTAAAACCGTATTGCGGTAGTGATACTTCAATACAAGTTTGAGTAGCCACGTCTCCGAACATCACATACCCGAAACCTTTACCAAGGTGTGAGTGCGAAATCGCATTCATACCTCCTCCAGCTAAATATCCTTCAACAACTGAAGAATCTATCCAATCAACTGTACGTAAATACAAGTCATAAGGAGTAACAGCTGCTGCAGCTTCGGTGGCTTTAAGCCTAATTCCGCCACGAGAATAACAAAACATTGCACACATATCTGTGTAGAAATCGGCATAACTACTAGGATTCTCTGCAGTGAATTTAACGTGAGGAGCACAGAACGGTAAGAAATATTGTTGATCGGTAAAACCAGGAGTAACAGCTGTATTAAATGCACGCGCTACAGGGAAAAACTTTCTAGATAAAGCACGCAAAGACATAATACGTTCACCGATACAATTCGTAGCTGGATCTAAAGTGGCTTGGTGAAGCTTCATAGAGCCTAAACCCGCCTGTAATTGCACAGGAATTTCGTCCATATACTGGTGCGGAATCATATGTGGTACGGCAAATTCCATGTCTTCTCCACCCCAGTACTCCATCAAAATAGTACACGCAGGTGAAACTGTAGACGGATGAACTAAAGGATCTACGACTCTAAGCTCTATAACACCGTAAAGTGGCGAGTGACTAACATCAGTCGTTAAATACTGATCAGGAGAGATAAATGGAACACAGAATTCATATTCAGTAAGATCTGTTATATCCACAATGTCTCTATACACATACGGCTGTACTCCTGAAGTTAATGCCGCAGGTACTAAACCATTGTTGGTGGGTGTAAAAATAATAGCTATTCTGCCTGTATGAAATTCCGTTTTAACAAACTTTAATCGAAACCATATGGATCCTCTCCATTTAGAAAAGTGCATAGCCATGAATTGCATAGGAGAAGGACATTGTTGAACGACTGGTAAAGCGATAGAATGTACAGTGTTTGTGGGATAAAGGCCGACGTTGAATCTGGATATTAAGTCATCATAATTCAAACTATCTAACCAGTCAACCGATCTGAACCATGTACTACGACTAACAAAATGAGCAATTGCCATTTCGTCATGAATATCTGGTGATAAGCCTGGTAATTTTTCCACTTCTGCACTAGTTGAAAAACCTAAAGGAAGTGATTGATCATATTTGTCAACATTAGTGGCATACGCATACACTGCATTACGGACACGCGTCACAGGTCCGACGTTGGAAGGAGCTGAGAAACCAAAGATTTTAGCTACTGAAGTAACTATATCAGCTGCCCAGCTA